TGTGGAATATTCACCTGCTTTATAACTAAGAACATCACGGAAGATTAAATATGATATAAAACCAATCCATGCTAATATGGTAAATACACGGAATGCAATTCTTAAACCCGGTTTTATTTTTTTAGTTCTTCCCGTAAAAAGATTATCAATACCGCCTTCATATTTATAATATGCATCCAAGTTAATAACATCATATGAAAGACTCCCAGGCCAGGATTGACTATTTTTATCATTTCCAAATTTTGCATTGGTTTTAAAATATTCTAAACTAGTACTATTTGTTTTATTATTTTTTATATCATAAATATTAACTTCGTTTTTCTCAAATATAACAAATTCAGATGGGAACCATCGTTTGTCTTTACCAGTTCTATCACTTCCAAAATTAAAAATACGTTTATATAAACGTGCTCTATTATACATTGCATGTGATTCATTTCCAGAATACATTACTGGGTGTTCATTTTCAAACTCGACGTCATTTTTATCAACTAAATACCAAAAACCATTACCATGTGCACTACCAAATACACGTGTTATTTTATGATTATTTGTATCTGTTTTCATTAATCTAACAATAATTTCCTCTTTGTCGAAAGCATGTTCTTCAAGTGTACCATTCCATGTGAAGGTAACAATATAAACTAAATCAATATAAGTATATTTACCAATCGTATAATAACCATCTGTTTTGCATAATATTTGAGTACCTAAATTAACATCACGTCTTTTTTCTTTCGGGATCTTAACAAGAGAAGGAATATTATTTGAAGAAACACCTGCGATTTTTAATATATCATCCATATTAGCAGGCATATATGGCTCTTTCTTGTGGAAATAAACAATTGGGTGAAATTTTATAAATAATTCTGGGATAGTTGTCATATAAATAAATTTAGATTATTTTTATTAATCATCCACAAAATCAACCTCATCATTTTCTACTTTTTTAAACTTTGGTAATTTAATATTACTGATATCTACTGTATTATTAAGATCAATTTGTGCAACAACTTTACTATCTTCAACTTCATACACCTCAATGTTATATTGTAATTTTTTATAAAAATTTCTTCTTTTTATTCCCTGATTCGTAAAGCACGGGAGCATATCAACCATATCAATAATAAGAGGTTGAACTGGATGGTCTAATTTACGAGTAATTCTACCAACAGCTTGTTCGACATCACTTCGTGGAGTTGCTAATACGAGTGTATTTAATTCTGGGATATCTAATCCTTCAGCTGCCATACCATAGCTCCCCAAAATAATATCTGCTTCAGATGATTGGTCTAATTTAGATTGTTTCATCCCACCAATATAAAATTCACATGTGTATTTATCTATATCATCTATCATTTTTTTTAATGTTTCCAAGTGTTCAATTCTATCGCTAAGAACTAGAATTTTTCTCCCTTCCTCATCCATCGCCTCCATAATATTATCAACAATAAACTGATTTCTCTTATCAATTGCTGTTAATCTATTTATTGTTTGAGGACGATTAACATCTCCTCCAAATCTCATTCTAGCTTCCTTAAAATTTTTATCTTTTACATCGTAATTATATGCCTTTACAGTTACTCGATTATTAATATTAGGTGGTGCAGTATATGATATTTCTCCCATGTACCAAAACAAAACACGTTCCGTTTTATCAGACCGTTTGGGTGTAGCAGATAATGCTAAACTTTTATGGCAAGTAATAATGGGTAGTGCCTTACTAAAGTATTCCGATGGTGCGTGATGCGCCTCATCAAATACAACCAAACCAAAGTCCATAAAAATATCCCTATCATATTTATCTTTTGCAATACTTTGAAGCATACCAACAACTATATCCTTATCCTCAATATCGACGACGTCTTGTTGAATGGTACCTACTGTGGCATTGGTAAATTGTGCAATGCGCTCACGCCATTGGTTCAATAAGAAAGTTTTATGCACTATAATAAGTGTCTTCACTTTAAAATGACACGCAATGTATAGAGCCATAGCTGTTTTACCCATACCACAGCCGGCACAAATCAATGCACCATCGTCATTTTCCATCTGAGAAATAGTACTATTAAGAATGGGTAATTGGATAGGTCTAGGGGTTCCAAGAAATTTAATATTAATTGGAGCGCCTTTTTCCATCTTATCGACTTTTGGTTTGCCGAATTTTTTAATCCCATAAAATTTAGGAACTGATATATATTTCCCATTTTCATTATAAATAGTAAATGGTTTTGGTTTTAGGCTTTTATGTTTAAATGGGAGATGTGGTGTAATAGTAAGGTCTTTTTTAATTGCCTCCAATTTTTCGGGTGTTATTTTGGTCTTATCTATAATGTAACCTTCTTTGGTGATATAATTCGAAGTCATAATATATTTATAATTGATATAATTTTAAATAAAACTTATATCAATTTTTATTATTTTGTTCTTAAGAACAAAATAATAAATGTGGTTGTCGTAATTCAAAAGTGCAGTCTGCACTTTTGACTTATCGCGACCAGTTTTGTTCGCTAATAGGCAAGTGCGTACTTGCCTATTACGACGCGCACAAATGTTAATCGGGAATAATTTGAGAATATAAATTAATCTTCATCTGTAAATTCACTATCAAGTGTAATTTCTGGTTCATCAATTGTAATTATTTTTTCAACATTCTTCTTATTATCAAAAGTTGGGTAATAAATATCAGTCATATCGTATTGGTCTTTGTTCAAAGTACCATGTAATATTAACGCCATCTTGGCGGCTTTTTGTTCACCTTCTTTTTTACTCATACCATTCCCAAAACTAATACATAATTCTTTATAATTTTTGGTATCCAAATATTTCTTTTTATCTGATGCAGAAATATCTGGTTTTTCAACACCCATAACATATGTACGCTTATGAGGAGGACCATCAAAACCAATCATATGATATTCCGGATACTTCCACTTCATACGATGATGATATCTAAGAAGATTATCTTTATAATTATTATCACAATATAATTTATCGGAATAATCAATCATTGTCTCTAGAAGATTCAAAATAAGTAGACAACATGGCTCAAACCCATTACTCAGGAATAATGCACCCATAAATGCTTCAAAAATATCTTCATGAATTTTCTCCATATTCCTCCCATTCATATTTTCAATTTGTTTCGAAATAATAAAATATTTGTTTAATCCAATTTCTCTAGATAAAACTGCTAGATTTTTCTTGTCTTCAATTTTAGTTTGAAGACGGGTCATAAACCCTTCATCCTCGTGTTCATAACGATGAAAGAGATAAAATGATACTATAATTTTTAATACCCTATCACCAAAAAATTCCAATCTCTCATAACTAGCCGGTCTTAGTTCCATTAAATCTTTAATATTACCCATTTCATTCCGTGCGCATTCCAAAATATCATCCGAAAATACATCTTTTTTAACATATGATTTATGGGTGAAAGCTTGGTGAAAATATTCGATATGATTAATATTATTTAAAATTACACCATATCGCCCGAGCATATGAATAATATCCTTCTCATTGATAAGAATATTATTAATATTATAAGGTATCATGTATACTTCCTCCGTTCCGTCTTCTTTTGTGATAGTGATACCTGTTTCTAAATAGTTTGTCATTAATATTTATATAAAAAATACATTTAAATAATTTAGTTATCAATTTTTATTAAACTATCCTTAAGGATAGTTTAATAACTGTTATATCCCGATCAATTTTTTTTGTTAATTATTATATATATGGCAACTCCCCAAGCAAGCGCAAAAAAAGAGCCAATACCTTCAATACCTCTTAAGATCTTTAATATTGATGAAGCTATTGTTGTAAAAGAATATTTACGTTCTAGATTATTTACACCTGAATTATTGGATGGATTAAAACAATTATATAATTGTGATATTCAAAATAGTAAATCAGTGGTTGGTAATATAACATATTTAAATTTTGTAATAAAACCAAATGGATGTAATTATTTTATACATGTAAAGGAAACAACCTATACACCGAGAGAAACTATATTATCATTCAGATTTTCTTTGAAACAAGATGATAAAACTATTACCGACTATGAGCCTGGATTCACATCAACATATATCATAAAAGATAATAAAATTCAACATGTATATGTAAATGATCATAAAGATATTAAACCTAAAAAATCAACTAAGAAAAAAACTATATTAAATGATAGAAAATTTGTAATTTTCTTTAATCCATACATAAAATTAAATGCATTATTACTAAAAGCAGGTTTACGTAATAGAATTAATAGTAGCACAGATTTACCTACTATTAAAAACTATATTGATAAAATAGATATTAGCCGGCTATCTAGTCATGACAAGTCCGATTTAGAAAGAATACAACACATTTTTTCAACACAAGATAAAAAACATAGTTACGATGATCGTTTAAGAGAAATGATTACATATTCATATCGTAATAAAGCCAAAACGATTGAAGAAGTTGAGCAAATATATGAAAATCATGTATTATATGAAACAAATTTACCTGTAAATAATATGTTAGGTAATCGCTATGCACAATATTATCCTGATTTTGAATTTAATAAGGTAATTAAATCTCTTAAATTAAATCCAGAACTACCATATGATAAACCTATGACTGAAAAAGAACTTGCTGAATTAATGAAAGCAAATATCAGACACTTAGCTGATATGAAAACAAATCCAGCTCTTTATACAAGACAACGTGAAGAATTTAAAAAAACATTAAAATACAAATATTTAAATCATGAATATATTAAATATATTCCATTTGGATTAAATAGACCTTTTACTATTTCAGATTTAGTTTCATATAAATTTCCACAATTTGCATATGTTGATAATAATTTAAAAATCGTAAATAGATTACATCATAGTGATTTATCTTTCGACGCAAAAAATATATTTAATTTAAATAATGATGTTAGTATATCACGTGCATTTGATTTAATTGAACTAGCAAAATCAATAATGTTCACTTATATATCATTTTATAGCTCAATTTTCGATAAAAAATCTTTAAAAATACCCTTTCGTTTATTTAATGTCTATCCAAAATTGCCGTGGGCAAATAATGTATTACATGAAAATAATATTATAGTTAGATCATTTAATCCACCATTCTTAAGATCATTACTAATATCAATTGATAGTACTGGGCGTGATCAAATACTTACAATAAATATGAAGAATGAAAATAAATTACATAAAGAACCTATTAATGTTGACTATTTACTGCCTTGTGATGAAGCACCATTTAAATTAATGGGTGGTATCATACGTGAACCTTATATGAGTATTCAAGAATTAAATAGCGTACATTCTGTTTATTCGGGGGAAGCACATAGTATAATATCTGATGGTCTCGAAAATGAGTTTATAGAAGATTCAAATGTAAACCAGAGATTAAGAGACAGAAAACATTTCCCAGTTGATGCAAGACATTTTAATCAACAACTGGCATCTCTTAATATTAATACTGACAATGATATAACAGAAGAAATTAATCCTGATTTGCCGGAATTTCAATTTGATGAAATGTTATCTGATTTCCCACAACCCAAATCAGATCCGCTTCGTATATCAGAAAAAGATGAAGCACAATTTGAAAAAATAAGAGCAGATGCTGCCGCACAACGTGTAATAACGCTTCGTTTAGCAGAAGAACAACGTATACGCGATGAGGAGGATGAAGAATTAAGATTATTTGAAGCAGAACAATTAAAAGAACGTGAATTAAAACGAGATAGAATTTATGCTGAACAGACACCTGATTTGGAAGAGGAAGATGTAATGGGAATGAGGATTGCAAAAGCTTCTGAAGAAAGTGATTTTAAAACATTGAATAAATTATATGGAACAATAAAAACTAAATTAGAAACAACTAAAACACAAATCGAATCCATACGCGATAATCTTAATGCACTTCAACAGCAACCTACGAGTGATAGTATAAATCCGATGGTACCTTCATATATGACACTAATGACACCTGATGAAAAACGTATTAAAATAGAATCATTAGGCAGACAATTACAAACAGTAGAAGAAAATAAACGTAAATATCAAAAAATGATAAATGATTTAAATAAAAAAATAGATGCAAAGAAAAACTTCAAGACAGGAAAAAATGAACGAAGGAGGATGGGTAAATCTAGTCAGAAAGACAAACGTGAAATTTCATATGAAGAAAGTTATCGCGATATTTCTAGAGACATTGGACATGAAAGTTATGATAAAAAATATCTTAAATATAAAGCTAAATATTTAGCCTTAAAACAACAATATAATTTATGAAATATTATTTAAAAAAATGTGTGGGGTGCACCACAAATTTCAAGAGTAAAAAGTCTGATTTTTCTACTCTAGGTGAGTTGGGAGACCCAGGCGCTTGCGACGCTTGTTCAGAATCTCAGGCTTGAAGTGCTTGCTCTCCATCTTGAGAATCTCTCCTACGACTGGCTGTGAGTAGGTTGCAAGCTTGTTCTTGTAAAAATAGTAGGTCATACAACCACCACTACAAAACCAAGCCTTGGCGTGAGATGAGATACACCCAATTGCGTTCCCACGCTCCTCAAGACAGGCAACGCAGTACTGCTGTAGTGCGTAGTGCTCGAGGCGGGGCTCATCTGAACATGTGCTACGAACATCGTCGTTCATGTCGTTAATGTGATCCAGCTTGTTGAAGGACATTAAATATATAAATAGTAAGGATACTTTAGACTTTTTTTTTCAATTTTTTTGTTAATAAAGACCTACTGTGCTTTATTAAGAAATAAATTAATAATACAGAGTGTTTTCAATTTTTCATTTGATATTCAATACTAGCATTTTACCATCCTCCTTGAATCCCATTTTCAATATGTCCCTTATATTGTCATCTATATACTTGTTTCTCTTAACTTCAACCACATAGTTAGGTAGATTTGTCAGATTCTCGAATGTGCCTTTTTTCTCTTTCTTAACCTCGTAATCAAAATCTCTATCTATTATACTCTTTATATTAGATATAGTATTTTTAACCCTATCCTCCAAGTTATAGGGGAATTCATATTTGGGATGATTATTTGGTACCATCATATAGGTCATTTTATTGCCATCTTTGGATATACTATATTTCTCTAAATACATTAATAGGCTCATAATGTAATTACACATATTATCCCTGGTTGTTAGTTTTTCAACTGGTTCCAAATCTTTAACGTGTTGTTTGAGTTTCTTAATAGTATTTAATAGATAATCTTTATCTTTTGAGGTGGCGCATACGGCACCAGTCATACTATATATACCCGTACCACGCTTCTTATCTCCTGTTTTCTTGAGGGGAGGGCGTATTTTAAATAAATCGTCGCTACTATAAGATAATTTATTGGTGTTCATACTAATAATACCCACTATATGATTCTCATCGCGTTTATTATAATAATCCATCACACTTTCAAAATCATATTCTTTCTTGGTGTTTGTTTCTATCTTCTTAACTACGACGTCATCCTTAATATTTTTCCCGTGTTTCATTTCAACATAATTCTTAACTGGTGTCATATTCTCAGTCGTTGTTTCATAATTAACACGATAATACATTGGAATATTTTCATTATCATCAAATGGCTGGAAGATATAATATTTACCACGTTGGATTATATATCCTGGTCTATTAAATTTATCATAAATTGTATCCTTAAAATTATTATAATCATTTTCTGTTTTTGGCATCATATCCTCTAATGCCTTATCGAGAAAATAATCATCAAATAATTCCTCTTGATGTTTTTTATATGATTTTTTAATGATTTTTAACATTTCATCGTAAGTGTAAACGTGTTTAAATCTATACATATCTTTTAATTTATTTTTAACCACATCAATCTCTGATTTTGCAAGATTCTCGTGAAAGGTACCCATATCAACATCCTTAATATCAATATTCCCATATGCCCTTGTCTTATTGTCATAATATAAATTATTTAATTTATTATCATGGCATTTAAAATCACATTCTTGAAAGTCACATAATGCAGGGCATACTTTCTTACCAGCTCGAACATTCTCAAGAGTTGGTTCAACACAACCTTTATATTTTTCAATCTCTTCTGGGAATTTATTTCCTTGTAATAATAGAGGACAATCAATCGCAACTTCTTTTAATAATCTTTCAACGCGTTTAACGAGAATATATTTTAATTCGGCTTTTTGATATAGAGTTTCATCCGTTGAAAGTCCATTTTTAATCCCTACTACATAACGATATACATTCACTTTAGGGAATTTATATGCATCTGATATAACATTCATATGTTTGCACATACGAATACCGCGCCCAATAACTTGATCTACTTTACCCAAATTATAATGAACATCAAGAATATGAATTTCTTTGGTATTTTCTAAAGTGATACCTTCATTCATAACCTTACTACCAAGAACAAATTTAAGATATTTACCCTCTTTATTGTTAACATTATTAAAAACCGTTCTTATAATTTTTTGTTTAATCTCAGGCACATCTTCGCCTGATTCATCAACTCCACCCGTAATAACAATAAATGTTGCCGGGTGGAAATCACTTGCATTTTTATTTTTCTTAAATTCGCTATATGGTAAACCAGTTCGTGAATCAATGGTACTATCCGTAATATTATATTGTGAACTATCTTCCATATATTCTAAATAACCGTTCATACGTAGAGCCTCTGCAAATAATTCAATCCCACCAGCCTTAACCAAGTTGCTATAAATAAAGGCGGTTGATGAACCTTTTTTATCTTCTACTAAACGATTTAATTTCTTTATACATTTATAGAATTTAGAAGAAAAGTATTTAATATATTCAAGTTTTAAAATATTACCAGTTATATTTTTATTTTCTGCTTCGGCTATAAAATTCCCCAAATCTTCTTTTTTAATTTTCCCATCAAATATCTTTTTATTTATTTCCTTTATTAATTCTTCTTTATTCGATAGATTATTAATAACTCTTATCAAACCCTCATTACTATGATAACCCTTTAATTTACCATTACTATCAAGCCCAGGATACACAAAGTTAGCTGCAGCGGAAGATGCCCTATCTAGTGTATCATCAAAATTTTTTGTTGCATCAGTATATGTCTCTAATTGAAAATCCTTCATTTTGGCTCTAACTACTGGGGTAAATAATAAACCATCTGATATTTTTCCTTTATCTATCCTGTCAGCAAAGGTATAGGGTATATTACCACGGAAAAATGATACATATCCGGTTGCCATTTTACGGAGATAATCTTCACCCCCAGGTTTAAACTTCATCATATAATTCTTTTCCCCAGTAAAAATCATATCACGTTTAATAATGTCATTGGGTGGACGAAGGAAATTAAGCATATCAACAATATCATCCGCAAGATTCTTCATAGGAGTGGCAGATAATAAAACTAATCTTAAATTTTTAGAATTTTTAATAATTTTCTTTAATGCATCACCATACTCGTTACCCGTAATATTATGCGCTTCATCAATAATTAATAGGGTATTATCCATATTAGTTATTTTATCAACTACAACTTCGCGTTCAAATTCACCTTCATCTGTTTTTTTATAAGATGTTTTTATTCTCGCACCTTCGGTCGCTTCACCTACAATTTTCTTTTCAGCTATCTTCTCACCTAAAACCTTTTTATAAAATGTTTTATAAGATAATATTTTATAATATTGTAAAGCATTATAAATTCCTATTTTTCTTTCTCTCTCAACTTCAGCAGGAGTCATTTGTTCTAACATTTGTTTATTTTTAAGATAGGTTTCACCAGTGCAAAATAATAATTCGCTTTTAAAGTTTTCCCTAATATTTGGTCCAGATGTGAGAACATATATTTTAGTATTGTATTTAGAAACTTGTTCTTTAAACTGTTCCGCAATAGATATAGCGGTACACGTTTTACCTGTCCCTGTACCGTGCATAAGGAGAATCCCGCGATATGGATTATCAGGAGAAAGGAAATTAGTCGGTATAATTTGTTGCTCTCTTAATTTGAAATCGCCTTTACATACATCATTACGATATGCATCAATTTCTTCATATGTTTCCATTTTCATACGTGGTGGTATTTTATGGTAATAATATTCTCTTTTTTTAAACATTTTCAACTGGAAATCATTATCATCCGGTTCTGGACTATAACTCATATTATTATAATCGTTAAAAAATAATTAAATTATATATACTTATTAATGATTAGAGATAGAATTATTAAAATAAATGATATGATTAGAAAAATTAAAGATAAGCAATTATTAAAAGAAGTATTTAATATTGCTTTACCTGATTTGCAATCTAATGGTGAAAATAAATATTCAGTAAATGATAACGGCATATTTTTCGATTTAAAATTATTATCTGATATAACATTAGAAAAAATAGAAGAATTATTAAAACAAAATATTTCAACTGAAACAGATAGTGTGACATTTAGTATGCATTGTTCGGATGATGATACGGTAGAGAAAAATATAGTTA